GAGGCAACGGACGCCGCCGTGACTTTTTGAGTTTTCTGTACTGCCGCTTGTGCAGCCAGTAAATCCGCTTTCGCTAGCTTCTCTGCCGCAATAGCCGCTTGTAAATCGGCAGCTATCTCTGCCTTGGTAGCAACAATTTTGGCAAGTTTTGCATGAGTGACAGCGCCCAGCGCAATCACCATTCGCCCACCCAATAGAGTGGCCAAGACTTCAACTGTCGTGATTAGCTCGTCTGCATTTTCAGACATAAAATCGATAGCGGCGGTGGTGCCATCGAGCACAGAGCCCAGACTGTCATTGATTGGTTGCTCAAATGCTGCCGCCATTTTAATGCGGGCGGTTTCTAAGTCGTTATATTTAGCCGTTAAGTTATTAGCCGTCCGCTCAGACGCACCATTATAAGCGGCCAGTGCCGTAATAAGGGTGTCGCGGAACATGTCACTAGTGACTTTTTGCGCCCCAACCAGCCTTTTAAACCCTCCAGCACTAAGCCCTGCCGCTTTGTCCAATTCTTGCAGCAACCCTGGTAGAGGCTCGGTTACTTGTTTCATTTCCTCTGTTTGAAGTACGCCTGCCGACATACCTTGCGCGAAACCATAAAGCGATTGCTCTAAGTTTTCATTTGACGCACCCAGCGCGCTGGTTGCATTTGATAGACCTTCGAGCAATTGGCGCGCTTTCGCCTTGGTCGTTAAGCCGGCTTTTTCAAGAGTTAAAATTCGTGAGTACGAGTTGGATAATGTCAGTAGGTTTTTATGATGCTGATCTGCTAGCTCGATCAGATACTGCTCGTCGTCTGCATACGCTTGAGCTGAGCCGGATAACTCAGTCAGGCGGGTGCGCATGTCCTGGTACGCAGATAATTGCTCGGCCATTTGACTTAGCTGATTGCCGATCTGCAACGCCACAAATGCACCCGCGGCCGCTTTAGCCATAGTGCGTAATGTTGTGTTGACGTTGTCGCCAGAACGCTGAACACGATCTAGACCGCTGGCCGCTTGAGAAGAAGAGGATGCGGTGTTGGAGCCAAACGACTGTGACGCCATGGTAGCGTCATTAATATGTTGAGTCGCTTGTTGCGCCGGCGCATGCACAACACGCAAACCATCACGGGCATTCGCCCCCGCGGCTTGCGTCTGTGTCCCCATGTCACGAGCAGATTTACCCGCTGCATCAATCGTCGTATCCAGATTTTTAACACTGTCTGCACTCTGATTGACGCCAGACGTCAGCTTTTTGTTGTCTGCACTGAGAACCAGTTTGAGATTGAGATTATTCATTCAGCTGCTCGTTTATCAGTTTGCGCGCATGATTGCCCATGAGTTTGAGTTTTTTGAAATCGTCTTTCGAATACTGACATTGGCTAAGTCGTGATTCGGCTTCAATTTGCAGCCAGTCGAAACCATCACACAGTCTTGGCGAGCGCCAGCGCCATAGATCCGACACCTCTAAAAACCACTCTAATGCCGTCCAGTTTTGTGGTAGCACCTCAAAACGCTCTTGCTGCCTGCGCTGCTTTTCAAACTGAATCAGCACGTCTTCTGGTGCACCGGCGGCACGCATATCCGCCAGTACCGTAGCGTTGTCGATTGGCGATGGCGCATCAAACCAATGCGCCACCGCCTCGGTTAGTTTTTTTCAATGCCTGCTTGCGCTTCCCAAAAGCCAGTAATCAGCCCAGATCGAACAAATGGGAAAGCAATTAAACGCTCAAGATTTTCAGGTGAATACGGCATGGCTTCTTGCGTTTTGCCATCGGCGCTTTGAGCGCCAAAGTCTTCATCCCCCCAACCAACAACCACCTCACGAAGTAGGTCAAAATCACTGACTTTTAAACGATCGTATTCTTGCTGCGGAATTAGCTTGTAGGTGATGTTAACGGGGATGTTTTGCAGCTTGCCGCCATCCACAGGCATGCCGATATCAACGGGCCAAATAACGGTAGGATTGGTTTTTAATACAAACATGGTTAGTTCCTTATGATTCTAAAAGCGTGATAAATGATTAACGGTAAGTCAGAGTGAATTCGTCATTGCCAATGAGCGGCACAAACGACATACCCATTTCAATAGTGGTTGTGCCATTTGCGTCGCCGTATTTAGGAGTGAGCAGCTGCACGTTAGGCGCGTCGAACTCGACGATCTTGCCTTTGTTTTTTCCATGTTCGACATGGAACGGCCCCATTACAGACGCTCGCACACGCTCAAAGAAATCCATTGTCGTTAGGGCGGGCGCATCAATCGTGATGGAGCCTGTTGTTGCGCGACTCCCAATCTTGACTTCTTCTGATGTAAGACGGGCTTCATACGCCACTTCATGCCCCAGCTCGAAACTAAATTTATGCGCTTCGCCCGCGACGTCATGTAAATTGAAATTTGCTGTGTTTTTGGGAGAAACTGGAGTTGGATCAAGAAATGCAGACCAATCCGGTACCGGAGCAGACTCGGTGACAGGGCCCGCATACAAGCCGGTGAAATTAAACGCCAGCTTGGTTAGTGTGTTTGGCTCTAGTCCAAAACCAAACGTACCGCGACAGCCAAGGACTTTGTGCAAAATATTGTCTTCATAGTAATAGAGGGTAACGCTTTCAAATTCTTCTGAGCGTGGTGCATAAATAGCCGCTTCGCTACCCACTTCCGTGATCAGTGTTTCGCTCATTCCACAAGCGCGCAACAGGTCGGCAAACGCCGGCGCACTGGCGTCTGTACCAAACGATTGGTTTTCAATATTAAAAGACAAAGTAATGTGTTCACCCACGTGAAATACTGAGCTAGCACCTAAATAAGGCTTTAGCAATTCGCGGTCGACGGTTTCCGCTTCCAATGCAGAAATGGACACGTTAGACGCTAGCAATGCGTTAGCGCCGAGCGGGCCAGAGTCAACACCATAGCTGGGCTCTAGCTTGCCTAAGATAAGTTTTTTACGAGCAGATATAGCCATAGGTAACTCCTGATTAATTGCTAAATAATTGCCGTTTCAATGTGTTGCGTGGTGTAGCGATCCAGCCAGAACACCTGGCTTTTTTGCATTTTCATAATGTCCGATGCCACGCGTTCACATGGCACAGTGGCGCTGTCTGGTTGCCAGCCCTGGAGCAGCTCACGCACCGCTTTTCTTGCACCGGTAAGCTTTTCCAAGCTGCGTTTACCTTGTGTATCATTGGGCGTGTTGACGACAAACAGCACACCAAATACATCGGTGACCAACTGACGCACAGGGCCAGAAATAATGTCACTGGGGTTTGGGCGCTCAGCGAGTGGCACTATGTAGGCATACACGCCAGACTGTCGGCTTTGCTCTAGCGCTGTATCGAGAGACAACACCGCATCCGTGCGGTAAATAACGTCCTGGTCTATGCCCTTCAACCGAGCTTCAATCTCGTTCAGCAGATCCATCAGATAAAGCTCTTATCGGTACGGCGGAATACATGGCCGTCGGATTGGATTTCAGCGGTATCTAATGAGTCCGGTTCAGATTCCACAGGCAAACCCAGCGTCACTTCGCCTTTAGAAAGCCCTTTCAGATAGCTCACCGCTTCATCACGGCGCTTGCTGATTACTTCTGATGGATCGTTGTCGAGTGAGTAACGTACCAAGTCACGAGCGATTCGTTTGAGCAGCGTTGGCACAGCGGTCAACGGCAACGGGTAGCGCGACGCTAAATAGCCATTGATAAAACCATCAGCATCTATCAACGCTTCCGCTACCGCATTGGGACGGCCATATTCGAGGTCTTCAATCTCTGTTGTGCCGAATCGTTCAATCAAATCGTCTCGTGTGCAGTACATGATTACGCTCCAGCACCGTTTGTAACGTCTAATTGAGCTACATAGGCTTCCCAAGCGGCTGCACGTTCTTCTGCAGTCGTTCCTTTTGGAAACGCATCGGCTTTAGGGGTTTTATCTTGCTTCCAAAGCGCTTCATTTTCTTTGTCTAAGCTAGCGATATGCGCTACCAGTTCAGCCAAGCGCGGCGCATCCATGGCCCCCGAATCACCAGAGTTTGAGTCTGACGAATCGGCAACGGTGTCCAGCGTGACCGTAATGCGCGGGTCCGCTTTGAGCTGGGCCAGCTGCGCTTCTGAAAAAGTGTCATCAGGGTGTGTAACAGGCGTTTTAGAGTGCGCCATACCCGCACGGCGATACCCTTCGATTTTAGAATTAATGATGATCGGCATATCATTGACCTCTCCAATTTAATGGGGTTAAAAGGATTTGACGGAGTGAGAGCCCGTCAAATCGAAAGGGCTACTTATAAGTAGTCAGGCACCACCAGTTTCAAACGGCCTTTCAGTTCGTTGGAGCTGTTCGAATCCAACTCACGTTCAAGCAAGCGAGTTGCTTCTTTCTCCATAGATGTTGGCACCACTAAAACAGTTGGCTTAACACCAAGTTTTTGACCGCCATCCGCTGTTGCGGCACGCATGGCACTAATGGCTGCCCATAAATTGTCAGCGTTCAGTTCTTTGCGGGAGCCATACGCTAACTGCCAGAATGAGAAACCTACGTTTCGACGACAATCCACACCAAAGCGAAATTCGTCCGATGTAAAAACATGCTCATCATCTAGCTTGGTCATGGAGGTAAATACGGGCTTCTTACGTTCTTGTAAGATCACAGGTTTTACTGCACGAGACGTATCGAGTAAGTACCATGCTGTCCCCGTGCCGCCGTTATCGTCATAATTAGATACAGACACAGCGGTGCCCGTACCGTCGGCATTTGGATAAACAGGGTGATCGGTATCAAAGAAGTTTTGGCCGTCATAACACAAAGATGTCGTTCCAGCGCTGAGCAGACCGTAGACCAACTCATCAGGTTGAATCTCAGAAGTACGACCCATCTCTTCGAAAATAGGAGAATAAATACCCACTTCATCGTCTTCGATTTCGGTACGACCAACACCTACAGTGCTTTCGAATTTCTTGTTTATAATGGTGTAGCCGTGTGCTTGCATAGAATTGATGACACGGTCACCAATCCATTCACGCATTTGTGGGAATTTACCTAACCATCCGTAGGTGTTTGATGCGGTTGTTGATGTGACAACCATAGACACTTGCTGCCACTGAGGTTCAGCAGACGTGATGCCTTTTTGAAAATCGGCTTTCCATGAAGTGAAAAGCGCTTGAACAATTGCGGGGGTTACAATGGTCGCCATGCTGGGCTCCTAATTATTTAATGTAACGTTCGATTCGCTAGAACCTGACTGACAGAAGTTATTTTGCTTTTAAAGCCGCATACTCAGCCGGAGAACGTCCGGTTAATTCCGCTGCTTTTAGCTCTTCATCTGTTAAGCCATGCTCATCGTTTTTAGGGGGTGGGGTTTCCGTGCCTGCTTGTTGACCTTTTAGGGCTGCCATCGGTTTGGCTTTATCAATGAAGGTCTTAAGTGCCGCAAAGTTGTCTTTGCCCAAATCACGAGCCCAAGATTCCATACTTGGAAGTAAACGACCGTCTTCTTTAGCGTCATTAATCAGTTTGTCTAAGCCGCCTGTTTGAACCTGAGCTGACAATGCAGCGAGTTCGCTTTGCATATCCGTGACAACCTGGATCGGTACGTATTTCGAAAGGTCGACTGATGCACTAGTGGCAGGTGTTGCTACTTTTAATGCAGTCAACTCGGTTTGGGCTGCTTTGAGCGCAGCTTGATCGGCCACAGCTTCTTTCAATGCTGCTGTGATTTGCTCATCAGTTGCATCGTCGGCAAGGCCTAATTGTTTGATCAGTAGTTTACGATCCATCAGAGATTCCTCTTGTTGGTCTGGGTGAGCTGGTTGAATTGGATGAATATGAAGGGAACGAAGCGCAACAGCATTTAGCCCGTCTAGACCAGGGCGATTAACCAATGCAGCAGAGTGCAACGACAATGGTTTGCCGGTTTGTTTGTCGTAGGGGAATACGGCAGACAAATAACAGTACTCGCCGCCTTTAATGTACTCAGATGCACGAGCTGTCCAATCCGCCTTAATCCATAGACCAGACTCACGCCATTGGGCGTCTTTGATCCATCCTGATGCTGGTGCAGGCTGTCCATTTTGATCAGCTAATAGCGTTTGATGTTCGTAGTCGATGACCGTGGGATTAACACGTGCTTTTAGATCCGCTATTAATGATTGAGCGGTTGATTCATCCAAGTACCATTTCCGACCATCAACATCAAATGGGCGACCATCAACGGCGGCAAAGTGACCTGCAGGAAGCAACTGATACCAGCCATCTGAACCAGACTCCAGCGACAATGCCGCAAAGCCAATCTCATCGGTTGGTTTAGTGCCACTGCTTTGTGCAGACAAAATGGCAAGGGATAAGGCAGTACGTTTCGTTTCCATGTACCCAGATTAAGGGACTGGTACACGAGGGTGAGATTCAAGGGTTTAGCGAAAATAATGAGGTTTATTCAGAGGAATTAGCGCGTCTATGAAAAATCACTCGTTAACAAAGAGTGAATTAGTACATCACAGGCTTTATAAACGATTTATAAAGCCTAAGCGAGTTAAAACGGTACGAATGCCGCGCCAAGCAATGCGAGAGGCGTTTATACGGCTCCTGAGAGGCGATCTATTAAAACGCGCAAAATATCATCTTCGTCCTCAGGACCAAGACCTATGAACTGGCGCGCTGGTATCTCTTTATTTGGGAATGCGCTTTTCGCACTGGTTGTGCCCCCCCAGAATTGAATGGCAGCATAAACAACATTGGTGCCGATTGTCGCACTAAGGTCATCAGAATCAGTTTCGATACTGGCAGCAAGTCGCCCTGATCGCTGCAAAATCTGCCCAGGCCAATAGCCTTTTCCTTTGCGCATAGCTTTGGTTACTTCAGTCAGATCCTGCCACGGGTCATGATTAGGGCTAGACTCTTCATCAAAGGCACGTTCTGACGCATCCGCCAGCACACCCTCAATCGCTTGCATGACGGGCGCTAGATTATCGGAACGCTCCAGCAATCTATTGAACGCGGACAAAATCTCAGCGGTATTGTGTTGTATCTGAATGGCATTATTACTGTTCATTGTTTATACTCATCTAAGTCTTGCTGTGTACGCTTAACGGTAAAGTTGGTCGCTTATGGTGATGGATGCGGGTTCGACTCCCGTCACAGCGAGACTATTTCACCTCCCCCTCTAGCACTTCATATTTACCGCTGTTACTCAAATCGATCACCTTTGCACCGTATGCGTTAACAATTACATCGAGTCGCTGGCTTTGCTTCTTTAATTTTTCGTCCATGCGTACGACTATCTTTACCTTGTTTTCAATATCTGTATCTGGAAATACAAACAGGATCGCGTTTTCAGCTTTCTCAAATAAGATGGCTTCAGGGTTTTGTAGCATGGTTGGAATCAGCGCAAGTTGTTTATGAGTTAGCGCTGTGCCTAGCTCTTTGTGCTTTTCACTGTCTGCATGGATCAGCTGCTTTTCATTAATGACCATTAGCCGTACTGGCTCCACCCCCAAACGAGCGGTTAGCAATTGAGCTAAACGCTCTGGCATAAAGCCAACGGTTTGCACGCCATGTCCAGGTCTGCGATTTTCAAGTACATCTTGAGCCCATATAGAAAATTGACGCTGACGCTCTGGGGCATTGTTTAAAGTCTGGATCAGCTGGCTACGCAGCTCCGTACTTTTGATAGAGCCTAGCTTTTTGGCAATGGCTTGGTCTGTTCCGTAAGCCGCTGCACCTGGGTTATAAGCCCAACCAAGGTCGGGCGACATAGAGCCACCATCTGGAAGATCAACCCGCATATGTTCGACGGTTTTCACTTCCCCTGTCGTTTGACTGACGATTTCACTTTCAAAAGTCTTAATGTAGTCATCACCTTGTTCGATGGTGACGCCCATGCGCTGCACTTGTTGCTCGGTCAATGCACGCACTCGGCAACGACAGCCCCAACCGTTTGGTGGGTATAAGTATTGCCAAATCGGATCGTCCCAGCGAAAGACCTTTCCATTTAATGCTCTATGCTCTGGGCGTGTGTTGCCATCAAGTATGGCGACATACATCCAGTAGGGGCGAGTTTCTACGCCTGCCAGTTGTCGACGATAACGGCCTGACATATAGGCTGTCTGAGTATTGATACGAAAAATGGTGTTCAGACGATAGGCGCTGCCAAGCTGAACTTCACGCCCATCTTCAAGAACTTTCTTGCCCCACCATCCTTTCTTCTCCAACAAAGGCTGTAGGTTCTTAGCAAAGTCTCGGGGCGTCATGCCGCTTGCCAATGCTTTGTCTAATTCACCGCGGATGGTTTCCAGTATGTCCATAGAGCTAGCTTTGGCCACGGTAAAAGCACGTGCATGAGCGCCTT